ATCAATAGTATCACCATTTTGTAAATCTGCTGATAAATCTACATTTGCTGTAGTAGCAACTTCAGCTATAATTCTTGTTCTAAGTCCTGCAACAGCATCATTTACATATGTTGTACTAGCTTTTGCATCTAATTGTGTTTGTACATTTGATGATACTCCATCAAGATGTCCAAGCTCTGTGCTAGTTACATCTGATACTGCAATCTTTTGTGATCCATTAGATATTACAGCTCTGTTTGCTGTAAGACTTGAAGTTGCAATAGTTGAACCTGATCCAGTAAGAGTTGCTTGTTTACCATCAAGTTGTGTTTGTATTGCTGAAGAAACACCATCTAGATATCCTATTTCAGTACTTGTAACATCACTTACAGCAATTTTACCTGAACCATTAGATATAACTGCTCTATCAGCTGTTAAGTTTGAACTTACAACAGTAGATACAGCTCCACCTGTTCCAGTTAGTTTGCTGTCTAATTGTGTTTGAATATTTGAACTGACACCATTTAGATGACCAAACTCTGTATTTGAAATTGTACCATCATGTATTTTGGTTGCATCAATAGCTGCACTGCTAGATATTTTTGCATTATTGATTGCAGAATCTTGTATGTTAGCAGTAGCTATAACATCTGTTGGTATAGAGTTATTTGTTTTAGATAGTATTGCTACATAGATTACAAGAGTTTCATTTGATAATGATCCTGAATCAAAAGTAACATTTACTGTTGTGTTTGTAGAAAATGATGAACTTGCAATTGTTCCAAAGATTGTTCCTGTAGATGATCCTACAGCTTTTATTCTTCTTCCTGCATGATAAAATCCTGTAACATCTACTCCTGCTACTGTAAATGATGTGCCACTTGCATATGCAAAAGTATGTGCACCATCTCCATCACCATAGATTACCCATTGGGCATCATTATACCATTCTCTTGTATCAGCTGCTACAGCTCTAAAAGCATCATTAATATTTGAAGGTAACATACCTTCAGCAATACTAATACCTCCTACAGATGTATTATTTGCTGCTGTTGTACTATAATCTTTTATCCCTGCCATATTTCTCCTTAATGCATAAACCAAGCAAAAGCTTTATCGCTTTCTGTATTGTTTTTATTAATTAATCTATTCACAGCTTCTTCAAGTTGTCTTTGAAAAAACTCTTGTGTTTCAAATGAATATCTTACGTTATCTATATTTGTTTTCTCACTCATCTATTACCTGCCTTTGTTGCAACAAAATCTACACCTTGTGCATGTGTAAATGTAGTTCCTGACGCAACTTTTACGTTTGCTCTTATATATCTTCCAGATTTACGAACAGGATTCATACCACTTGCATTTTGTGTAACTGATGATGAAGCTGTTTCTGTATCTGCTGTTCTTTCTTTTGTTTTTACTGTAAGTGTAGATACTGCATCTACTATTGGTCTTACACCTGTTATGTTGGCTCTTTGTCCAGGAAAAGGTTCTAGTTCAGAAGTTTCTATTTCACATTCATTATTATTTCCTGAAAAAATAGCTGCTTTAAAATTATTATCTATAGCTCCTAAGAATAACTGACCACCACTCCAAAAGTCTGTATCTAAAGCTGCATTAATATTTTCTAGATTTTGAGATATAATATCCATTAATTCTACTGTATATGCACCTACAAACTGTGAAAAAATTGTACTAGCATTTGTAATACCTAATGACCATTTTTTAGTTGCATAGTTGTATATTAATATTCTATCACAAATACCAGTTGTGTTTGAAGTATTATTAACGCTTGGGTACAACCATATTGCAAGTTGATTAAATGGATCTACTGCTGCACATATTCTATCTGTGTATGCTTTATTAAGATTTAAGTCAAAAAATCTATTAATTTTTTCTGCACCTATTGGTGTTATAGAATCACCTGCTAATTGATAGAATCCATCATCAGAATAAAAGAATACATTTCTATTATCTTGACATACTGTTCTACCATATACAGCTCCTCTATTTGGGGATATTACAGATAGTCTAAATACAACTGTTCCACCAACATAGTCCATACGAATTATTTGGTTTTGTCTAAATACATATCCAATCTCACCTGACGTAATGGCAACTATTTGACCACCTGATCCTGATAAATCCTGAAAGTCTGCTTGTTTACCTGACCATGTAGCAAGATCATTGATACCTGACCATTGTATTCTATTTTTATTACTAGGTTGATTACCTGTAACTAAAAAGTCTCGGACAACACCTGATACTCTAAATACTGGTGTAGTTCCTGCTGTAGCAATAGTGCTTAAATTTTTAAATTTTGTAGATGTTCCCATCTCATAATATTGAGCTGGATCTACTCCATTACTTGCAATTACATAGTTTCCAAATTGTGTAAATGTGATGTAATCTGTATCAGTTCCACTTAAAGGTGTTCCACCAGTAAAGTTTGTTACTGCTAATCTTGTAGGATCAGAAGAAGTTACAGTTAAATTATCTCCACCAGCTACTGTTCTTGTTACTGTAACTACATTGCCTGATGGATTTGGTGCTGAAAATCCAGATAAACCATTAATACCAAGAACACC